GAAGCACTAAGAGCAAGACCATTTGATGTTGTTGTTAGACCAGAAACACCAGAGTCAATCTTGATTTGCAAATCATCGCTTGAAATTTCAAGACCACCATTGGCGGCTGTATTTACGCTTAAAACACCAACTGAAGCAGAAAGACCATTGCCGGCAGCGCCAGACGCAATTCGCAAAGCATCTGACGAAATTTCAATACTTAAGTTGTCAACATTTACGTTAAGTGTTGCTCCATCTTTTGAAAGTCCATCACCTGCGGTAATCTGTCCCGTGCCAGAAAACTGAGTAAATGTGAGTGCGGTTGTTCCAAGAGTTATTGTGTCATTTGTCGTAAGAACAAAACCAGTGTCTCCGTTTATTGTTCCTTCTTCAACGAACGTAAATGCCCCAGCAGTTACTTCAGCAGAAGAGTCAAAATCTTCCGCTCGGACAGCAGCGCCAGATGCCTGAACAACATAAATACCGTTTTCAGAACCACTGCTTTGGTCTTTGACAAGGACACGGTTACCGGTTGCGAGTACAACTCCGTCAACTGTATCTCCGTTCTCGAGACCAGAAGCAAGAAGTACAGGCGCGGTTGTTGCAGCCCTTACTGATTGTTTAACATCAAGACCGGAGCGTGCGGAATCTACATATCCCTTTGTGGCTACATGAGCAGAGTCGGTTGGTGTGGCGGCCTTGAAGTTTCCACTGGCATCACGAATAACCAATTTGCTTGGTGTTGCGTCCGCTGTCGCATCGTCAAGTTTTGATTTATCCGACGTGGACATAACTCCAGCGTTGGACGATGTAGCGAGATTCGGGGTTATTGTAATCGAGCCGTTCGACTCATTAATTGTTAAGGCCGCAGAAGCAGAGCCGGCCGCCTCAACAGAAACAATTGCTTTTTTCCAAGCAGTACCATTATAATACTTAATGGTTTTTTCAGTAGAGTTGTAAATGAGGCGACCTTCAAAGTTGCCTGTGCTTGGGTCAGACGCGACGACCTGGAACTTACCGTTCTGGAGTTCGTTCTGATTAAGATTTAAGTTTGTTACAAATTTCATGTTTTTTACCTCCAGAATTGCATCCTAAGAAAGATACGCCTTTCCAGCGAACGATTGTGAGAAGGTCACCGTAAGGGCGTTTTCAGAAGTATAAACGACTTCTCCAATTACCTTTGATAGGGCTGTATCGACAATGCTTACGTTTGGGAAAAACTTCATATTGTGAGTAATGCTCCAAGTTGTTGAAGCACTTGCTTGATTATGAACAAATCTGGACTTTTCACGGAGTTCTGCGATGGCTCCCTGAACAGTAACCGCCGTTATTTCTGATGTGGGGCTAAAGGAAATTTCTGCTGCACTATTGACTCCGCCTACCGCGTCATCGACATACTCAACTGTCGCATAGTTAATCTGTACAATTGGGTCAATATTGGGGACCAAATCTGCCAAATCTACAGTTCCGCCAATAGCGTCTTTGTCGATAGAAATAAAATACTTATTTAGCGCAGCGCCTCTGACTCGTTCTGTTACTTCATAGGAAACCCCTTGAGGGACAGTTCCTGTATCATTTGTCGCATAAAGAACTACGGAAAAACTCCCAGATGCGCTTAATGTTGCTGTTATTTCCGTTGGGACAATTGTCGTATTTTCTGCTGGCTGACGCATCGCCGATGTTGCTAAAAACGTAACGCGCCCAATTCCTGGCTCTCCGGTAGAAGATAAAAGTTCGCCGGTTACTGTTATCGGTGTAAATGCCATTATTGCGCCTTTTGTGTTACGTTTAGGGTTATAGCGTGCAGAATAGTATCATCTTCTGAATCAAAAAGTCTTTGGATGTCAAATACGCGTACCCTTAACACGGTTTGATTTGCGACTATGTTTATTGAGTCAAGAGCGCTGACAACATCGTCCACAAGAGTTACGTTTTCGCTGGCTCTTATCTGCCAAAGATTAACTCTTAACTGCCTAGTTCTGGCCAGAACCCGCTTGTCGCCGAGCAAAGATGGCTGATTTGTAATTTCGTCACTGATTGTTATATACGGGTACTGGGTTTCCGGTGGCGCAATATCTCTAAATACGCGGTTAGAGACACCAGCAATTGACGCATCGACAAGAGTCGTACGAATGGCTCCACCCGTGGATGCCATTAGATATCCATATTGACAGTAGTCACTGTCCCTTTTAGGGCTTTGATTTTTCTAGTGTACGCAATCTGCAAATGTCTTGACACGTTTGAGTGAGCGACATTTGCTACTTTTTGTCTTGCCGGCAAGATGAATGGTCGTGCTTGAATTTTAGTATTTCCGAATTCAAGAGTTCTAGCAAATGGCGCGGTGCTACCAAATTCTGCTACGGCGGGGTTTTGATTAGGCTTAGTAATAACCGATTGGTAAATGCTTGGCTCTAGGTCTTCGCCTTGTTCTGCTGATGGCGGCTGACCCGGTTGAGAAGACATTCTTTCTTTGCTTTTTTTTCTATATGGTTTATAACTTCCTTTATGTGCAATCAATTTTTTTGTTTCATTAAAGCCAATAACTGAAAGGTCTTTTGCCGCCTCTGTCATTTGATAAATTCCAGCCAAGATTATTTTTTTAATCATGGGGTCTACTGCGGCAAGTGCTTTATAGACAGTCTGGGTTGCTGTTGGTTTTTTTGCCATATTAACGCAATGTCCTTCTGCACTCTGCTCTTAAATGAGTTTTTGTATAAAGCAATGAGTCAATTTCATAAACTCCGTTAAGTACGGGGTGAATATTTTCTATAACAATTTGGTCTCCGTATGTCACGCTTGCGCTAAGCGGGATTCTGCAAATAATATTTCTTTCTTCACTAAGTTGCCCTGTAGTGCTTTCATCCACATCTTCAGAATTTTTTTGATGAATTGAGCCGTATACGGTTACGTCCGAACCCTCATTTGTCCAGATGCCTTCATCTTCTGCGGATTGGTCGGCAAAATCTGCCTCCATATTCCTTACAATTATTGCGGTGCGAGCGCCTCTCATTTAAATTATTACCCTTCTTCTAAATCTTTTAACTGAGTTGAGTTCCGATGGAGTGAAACCTCCTTCGCCGTGTTCTGGAAATAAATATTCAGTACCCTCAACTTTAAATTTTGAAAGTCCTTGTGCGTCTATTAAATATTTTCCCATCTCTCGTGTTGCTGCGGTATATAAAACTCTTTCCAAAGCAACGGTGTCATCTGATGTCATACCTGCCGTGTATGTAACAACTGCTTGATTGCTTGTTCCTGCAATCCTAATATTGTCTATTCCCCATGGAAAAATATCAAAATCGGTAACGTTTTGTTCAACTTCTTCTCCGGCGAGACCTACATAAAAAGAAGTTACACTTTGAACCGGTGCGTGACGTAAAAATATTTGACGTTGGTTTGGAACAAGTTTATGTTCTTCTTCTGTGTATGTTCGAGGGCCAAGCGGTCTATTGAGGTAGTATCCCAATTCCGCTTCAAGGCTGGCGATGATAGATTGAGCAGCGTCTTCCTGTGCATCGGTAAACGTTTTCCCAATGTATATCTCTAGGTCGGTTGGGGTAATTATGGCCATGCGGCAGATAATACACCAAAATTTAAAATTATTTAAACTGGTCCGAATCGGCCTCGCATACCCAAAAAATATCCTTGTAAGCAAACGCCCCAAACTCATCATCGCCCAAATCAAGCAAAAACCCCATATCTTTGGCTTGAACTTTTATATCCACTTTTTCCACAACTCCAAAACAGGAATGCATTACAATATTGTCGTCATCAAGCATTTCCCAGCCATATCTAACTTCTACGTTTTTTCTGAGTTGATAAGCGCTATGAATCATCCCTGTTGTCGTGAGAGTGGTTATTAATTGTTCGTATGGGTTTTCAGGACTAAAATCTTCTCGCGCCATAAATACTTTTTGTAATCCGGCTTTTATTAAAGCGAATGCGTGAGGATAACCCCAAGCAGCAGAAAAATCGTAATGCGGTGCACCGTCTTGCTCCGCCTCGCTCACAATATTATTTCGTTTCGATATTTAGCGCTGAAGAAACAGTAATTGGTAATACTCTGTATTTTTTTGCCTCGTCAACAGTCAGTCTGTCGCCTTTGCTTTTGACTCTAATAGCAATACCATTTTGTGTTTCAAAAATATCTCGCGGAGCAATTACGTGTGTCATATTTTAACCTCAATTTAATGAACGTCAATAATTAAATGAATCCTATCAGTTGGCCCATCATTATGGACACTATGGTATTTGTCCGTATTGTTTATTTCCCATAACTCTGACTCTTGGAGATTTTTCTCTTTAGTATCTACGACAAAATAACACTGAGAATTAGTCAGGATTGGTATGTGAATTCTTCCAGTTGATTGCAAAAACTCACCCCTATCCATGTGATTCCCTATTGAAGATTTTGCTTGAAGTAAGACGATGTTTGCTCTTTTTATGCTTGATGGTTCACCCAGCGAGGATAGATGTTTAGAAATTTCATCAAGATGCTTTTCGAACATTTCGTATTTTAAATGACGAATTTCTCTGCTGCCCTTTTTGTAATCATACAAAAGTGGAATTGTCTTTGTTTTTTTGTGGCCAATAATGTTGTTTTGTCTATATGTAAATTCGTCCCAGTCATCATTAGACAAAGATAAAATAGAATTTTTTAGTTCGGCGAATTTTGGACAATGTCCGATAAATCTAAATTCAAAAGGCTTGTGTTTGATGCGTGCCATATAAGAAGAAAGCCGGGGCTTTCGCCCCGGCTAACTACTTTATCTCTTTAGTTATTAGGCTTCTGGTGCGCCGTCGAATTCAACTTCAACGAACGACTCTGGACGCTTAACAGCAAGAGCAAGACGCTCTTCAGCCAGGACCGCAACTGCGTTCCGGATGAAGAAGTCACTGTGTTGCTCAGCAACACGGATGCTGCCTTCCATGCGGTCGTACAGAGTGGCGCCAATACCAAACGAACCAACAAGAGCGTAGCCCTCGGTGATTGCTGGAGTTGAAACCATTGGCAAGCGCCACAAGCGTGCTTCAGCACCAAGAGAAACCGACATGACCATCAAGTGACGCTCTTCAGCATCCTTGGTCAGTTCGATATCTTCCATGTCGTTCGGGTGAACGATGATGCCTGTTGGCTCGTAGTAGGCAAGCAGTGACTTGGTGATTGCACGACGGATAACGTCGATGCGAGTGTCACCAAGAACGCCTGCGCTCCACACTTGATTCTGGATGCCCGAGGTCTCACGGATACCGGTCAGGTTTGAACCCGTGCCGTCACCGTTAAGAATTTGGTCATCTTCCACAAGACGAAGGCCGTAGAGCAACTCGTTGTCGATGATGCCACGAAGTGTTGGCTCATCGTCAAGAACGTTGCGGTGGGCAACTTCGAAGTGGGCAATAGTACGGACCGGAGCCTGCACACCAACCACTGTCATGGATGACTGTGGTTTTGCTGCGAACACTGCAGGTGAACCTGAGCGCTCAGCAACTGTCGAAGCATTATTGGTAAAACCGCTTACACGGAAAAACTCAATCATGTTCGTGTTGGTCTGCTGGACTGGGAACAGGTCGCGAACACGACTGATACGCTTGGCGCGCTCAACGATGCCCTCTCGCTGTGGGGTTCCAAAATCACCAGGAGTGCCAGATGGCAATGCGGTGAAAATGTCCTTGACTTGATATGGAGCGTGCATCGTATAACCATTTCGGCCACCTGCGACACTCTTGAATTCCTCGGAATCAATAAAGCGTTGTCCAATGGACTTTCGCTCATCTGATGGGGTCCAAAGGTTCTTTGAAGTCATTGCCGCTGGAGCAGACGAACCTGCAGCCCATGCTTTAACTTCTTCGTGACCTTCGAGTGCCTCAATTTCCGCACGGATTTCACGAGCCTTAGCAAGTCCTGAACGGAATGCTTCGACATGCTTTACTTCAACTTGAACTTCTGGGCCACCCTCTTCGCGGTTAGCATCGACATGATTGACGATTTCGTCATTCTTGGCGAGTACATCCTTGAGGGCACCCTTAAGTTCCTTAAGACGGCTGTTTGTTGCCATGATATAGATACTCCTTTTAGAGTGTTGTACTTTTAGGATACAAGGTAAGCACCTCGTTGTAACAGAGTATGCTAGAACATTGGCCTGTTGTCAAGCAGGCAGACTAAGGATTTTCGTCTTCGTCTTCATCTTTTAAAAACTCTTGAAATAAGTCATCAATGATTGCCATTGGCGGGGCAACAATAATGTCTCCTTTAAAAGTTATTTTTGGCTCTGGTACCGCTATTTTCAACGCCAAAACAACTTTTTCTAATACGGCAGAAGCAATAAATGGAGGGACAGAACCCAAATCCACATGAATAGGTTCGTTCAAGTCATCTTCCGACACAGAAATAGTAATAACGGGGAATCTAATATCCCCATCATCTTGAAACTGGGCTATGTTCTGCATCTTTGCATCTCTCTGTTCAGCAGGAGTATTCAATTCCTCTAAATATGCCTCTGCCATTGTAAATCCACATCTGCTCATAGTTGAACCACTCATCACCAACACCCTTTGGTTGGTACTGAACAACCGCAAGACCTTGTTGCCAATTTTCTGCGCCCTGCATTAATGGGCGACCAAACTCGTCTGCCCCGGATTTTGTTGATGGCACAGCGCCGTCGATTCTACAGAGACAGCCTGGACTTGCTGCCATAATAGTTCTTGGACCGTGGTCGGTAATCCGAGTTCTATAAGCAACCTCAACGCGATGAATATGTCCGTAGATAACAGACCTGTGAGCGTCGTTCAAATACTTTGTAGTCGTAGAGCCATTTGATGTAACCCTGTCTCCGTGACGAATAATTAAATTTTCATTAAGGGCTAGAAAAGATTCCGGGTATCCAGATAGATACTCAACCCCAAATTCATCCATTCTGCAAAGATTTGGCACTGAAAGAACTGGCCAATTTTCTCGCAGTTCCTCATCCAGTCTTCCCCGCGTTAGGCCAAATGCCGCCTCTGCATTTGTTTGAATATAGCGAGCGAGCCTTGCCTCATGGTTCCCAGCAATCCAAGTTATTTTGGCATTTGGCGCAGCAGTTCTGACCTGTGCACACAAAAGCGTTGCCCTGTCTATCGTTGCTTGAGTAAGTTGCTTAAAAGTCGGAGCAGTTAAAAACTTTCCAAATTCTGCAAAATCTAAATTATCTCCAAGCATCACAACACGGTCTGGCTTCATTTCTTCAATAAGTTTTAAAGAAACAGATATAGCCGACTCGTCATGTATGGGTTCAAGTTCAGCATTTAACTCTAAAGATTTTTTGTAGTAGCCCATTTGCATGTCTGGGAGAATTACTGCTGTTTCCCATTCTTTAGATTTTTTTACTTTGCCTTTCGTGCGTGGAACATTATATTTTGGTCCCTGTGCAACTACTGGCCATTCTGGACCAGAATCCCATTTTGGGCTCAAAACAAGACTTGCGCCTTTAAGGTCGTGAATTTGCGCTTCGCCTGCTTCGTCTTTGGTAACAGTTTGCCACCTACCAACCTTCATTGATTTTATGGAGCCAACCTCATCTGGTTTTATGTTGTGCTCTTTTAATAATTTGACTACTGCTTCAATTTGTGACTTTTCTTTAACCTTTTCAAAATCCTCAGACATTGCCATAATTATTTTTTCCCTTCTATAGCGGATGTTGATTTTAGTTTTACATTATTTGTTTTACGCCACCTATTGATAGCCCATAAACCACAACTGACATTATTGTTTTCCAGTACTCGTTCGATTGTCCTTGTTGATATCGATGGGTCCAATAAAGCCTTTCTTAGGCTTTCTGCATCTTTTTTATCTAAAGACTCAAGAACAACATCAACCTTAGAAACTGGATGTTGTTTGGTGTCTGATTTGCACTGCTCGTATATGTCCATGGCCCTCCGCTGTTACTCCGCGTATGGACGAGCATAGCACATGTTTGGTGCCTGATTGTGCAATTATGTGACACCGATTGGGTGTCTATTGTTTACAAGTTGCTGATGTCCTTCAAAAGGTCATGAAACTGACGAAGGTCATCAAAAGTAATTGATGCCTTGCTCTCTTGAACTGGTTGCTCTTCTTCAACAACTTCAGTCAACTCTTCTTGAGTTTTTACTTCCTCGACAATAGTGTCTTCGGTTTTTACTTCTTCGGTAATTTCTTCAGCAACTACTTCTTCTACCGCTTCTACCGCTTCAACAGCAATCTCTGATTTGACTTCTTCGACTGATACTTCTTCGGCGGCAATTTCTTGAACCGATACTGTTTCGTCTTGGTCAATTGATTTTTCCTCAACATCAAATTTTGCAAGACGCTCAATAATTTCAGCATTAGCCTTAATCACTTGCTCAACTTGTGCGCGGAACTCTTTGTCAATACTCTTCATTGCTGTCTCCTCATCATCGTCTCCATAATCGTAGTCATCTTCTTCGGTCCCGGTGGGCAAGGCTTCCTCTACCTTCAAACCATCGCCCCGAGCGACCACGGTTACATGGGTTGCGTGCCAATCCCCGT